CCCCGTCCGCGGTGGACGACCCGGCGGCCAGGGTGAACGGGGCCACCACGTCACAGGTGACGTCCACCCAGTCACCCAGCGCGGTGTCCGGTTGGGCCCACACCGTGGTGTCCCAGGTGCCGGTGTCCCACACCCCGGCCCCTTCCTGCCGGCCGATACCCAGGTCCAGCTGTAGGTCGTACCCGTATGCGGTGTGCGCGGGCATCAGGACCGCCAGGCCGGGGACGCGGCCCCCTCGTAGTGGCGAATCATCCCCACAATCTGCCGGCCCGTCTCCACCGGGTTCGCAGTCGGGGGGACCATCACCTGGATGACGGTTCCCCCGCCACCGGTGGCGGGGGTGGCCCTGGAGCGTTGGGGGGCCGGGAACACGGTGGGCGCCGGCCACCCGCCGGGCCCGTACACCCCCACCGCGGGCACCCCGGCGATGGTGCCCGCGAGCGCGTACCCGGCCGCCGCGGGGGCCGCCTGGCCGCCAGCAAACGGGTTCAGGCTGGACAGGTCCGGTATGTGGATTTTCGATATCCAGTCAATCGCGTTCTGGACCCAGCCGACCAGGGTTTGGAAGGCCCCGATGACCGGGTCGATGCTGGCTTTGATGGTGTTAAACACCTGGCCGGCGGTGGACCGTAGGAAATCCAGGGGCCCCTGGGCCTTCTCCCACAGGGTCTGCCACATGGGGATGACGGTGGACTGGAACCAGGACACGACCGCGCCGATAGCGGCTTTGATGCCGTTCCAGACGTTGGTGACGACATTCCGGAACGTCTCATTGTTGTTCCACAGGTAGATGATCCCGGCCGCGAGCAGGGCGACCACGGCGATGATGATTCCGATGGGGCCCATCAGGAACTTCATGGCCACCCCCAGCGCGTAGGTGGTGGCGGTCCAGATGATCTGGGCGGTGTTCGCGACCCCGGACGCGAACGCGAACGCGTAGGTGGACGCGGTGGACAGGATGATCGCGGCCTTGGACTGGACCTGGGCGAGAATCCCCGCCTCAGTGGCCACCCGGAACAGGATGGTGGCCCCTTCCACCGCGTCCAGGGCCACCGTGGCGGTGTCCAGGCCGGCGGCCAGCCCGTCCAGGCCCATAGCGCTGGCGGCCTGGGCGAACGTGGACAGGGCGGTGGACGTGTCCCCGGAATGGTCCCCCAGGGTCTGGACCCCTTCACCGGCCTTACGCGCGGACGTGTCTACGCGTTCGCTGGCGCCGGCGACCTTGTCCAGCTCCGCGGCGGCCTTGTCCGCGCCGGTGGTCTCGACGTTCACCCGGACGGTCTGGTCAGGCACGGTTCACCCCCTGCTGGTCTCTCATACGGCGGGCCGGGGACACGGCTTTCGGGTTGGCCCGGTCTATCCGGTCCGCCTGGTCCGCGAGCACGTCCAAGGCGGTGGCCAGCACCCCATCGGGTTCGTCCCACCAGTCCCGGGGTGAGGTTTGGGTGGCCACCGCCAGCTCGACAATCAGCCGGACCCGGGACCCGGCGGGGTAGGGTCCACGTCCGCCGTGTCAGCCACCGGCCCGTCCCCGTCGTCCCGGGTGGTCTGCACCTGCACCGCGTTGGCCACGAACACGTCCCACGGGGTCTTCGGGTCGATCAGCGCCTCCCGGGTCAGGGCCTTCCACGCCAGGAACGTCTGGTAGAGCATGGGCGCGTCCGACGGCAGCGGCCATTTGCGGGGGCCGCGGGTCAGGTCGTAAGCCACCATGTCCGCGTTCGCGCAGGCGGTGTCGTACTGGCCGCCGTCGGACATGGTGACGTGGACGATCGGGTTCGACAGGCGGGGCCGGTCAGCCACGGGACACCGCCCGCAGCTCCTGCTCGACACCGCGGGCGATGATGTCCAGCACCTGGGGGATGGTCTGGTCCAACGCTCGCGCCAGGTACCGGTAACGCTTCTCCTGGACGCCGGCGTACCGGATGCCGCCGCCGCCGGCGGTGACGGTGGCGGTGGTGGCATCCCAGGCCGGCTGGATGGACCGGGACAGGGCCCCGGACAGGATGGGCGGCTGGACGGCGGCCGCGATCGCGTGCGCGACGGCCGCGTTGGTGTCGGTCATCCCCGTCCGCAGCCCGTCCGCGGCTTCCCGCAGACCGTCCGCCAGGTCGTCGGCCCCGTTCACGGTCACACTCATGCGGCCACCGTGGCGTCCTGCAGCTGGTCGTCGTCCGCGAGCGCCACCGCGCCCAGGGTGGGTTCGCCGACACAGTCCCAGGTGGCGTCCGATGTCATGTCGTCCCCGCCGGTGTCCCCGCCCACGTCCAGCGGGTCGATGGTGACCGACCCGGTGACCGCGCGGCCGGCGGCAGTGTTGGGGACGAACTCGAACGTGGCCTGATCCCCGTGGTTGTCCCACGACCACTGGGTGAACCCGTCCACATCGGCCAGGTCCTGGTCCGCGGTGAACGACAGCTGCGCGGTGTAGGTGGTGTTCCCGGCCTTCACGTCCCCGCACAGCATCCGTACGTCATCAGCCTTCGACTTCGACCAGGCGACGGTGCAGGCGGACACCTGGCAGGACGCGTCCAGTGCGACGGTGGCCAGGGTGAAGATCAGGGTCCCCGGGCCCAGGGCGGTGGAGTTGACGGTCATGGTTTCGCCTTTCAGGACACGCGGACGGGGCAGGTCAGCCGGCGGGCCGGTAGGGGGTCCCCGCCGGCCAGGGTTGGCTGGTTGGTCGGGAACTCATAGGTGGCGGGCCACACCGCGCGGGCCGCCGCCACCAGCGGGTCCAGCAGCTTCGACTCGTCGGTGCGGCCGGTGGCCGGGACGACGCAGACCAGGTCCACGGTGGCGGTGGCCCCGGCCAGCCGGTTGTGCCGGATGGTGGGGGCCAGCACCAGCACCGCCGGCGGGTTCAGGTTCCGCTGGTCGTCGGTCGCGCGGATACCGGCGGCGGTCAGCCGGCCGATGACGGTCTGGACGATCTCGCTGGTGTAGGTCATCCGACCTGCCCCCGCTGATATCCGCCCAGCCGCAGCATCTGGTCCACGTCCACGTCCCGGGTGGGGTTGTAGACCACCAGGTCGGACATGGTTTGGGTTCCGCCGGGGCTGTTCCGGCGGTGGTACATGCGGGCGGCCAGCATGGTGGCCCCCTGCACCGCTTCCAGTGGCCAGGTCACCACCCCGGTGTCCGGGTCAGCGGGGGCCCACTGCACCAGCTGTATCCGGGACACCCAGGCGGTGACCGCGGCCGCCACCTGGTCCAGCAGGGCGGTGTCCGCCGCGTCGGGGGTCAGTCTCAGCCAGGCGGCCACGTCCACGCCGGTGACCCCCCCGGACGTGTAGTCCAGGGGGGCGCCGGTGGTGGTCCGGGTCCGGGGCACTACTTGCTGGACTTCCCGGTGGACTGGCCGGCGGCCCGGGTGATGGTGGCGGTGGCCTTCACCACATACGCGGGTTTGTTGATCAGGGTCCCGGTGTAGCCGTGGACCGCCTCATCAATGCCGCCCTGGGCGATGTTCAGCGCTTCCACGGTGATGGGGCCCTGTTCGTAGAACGTGGCCGCCCGCCGGTCGATCCCGAGGATGCCGCCGGGGGGCAGGTCCCCGTCTACGACGAACGACACGCCGCCCACGTCCCCGCCGGTAAAGCTGACCGACCCGCCCAGCCACACCTGGTCCGGGGTGGTGCCCAGGGACTCCCAGACGTCCCATCCCACGAACAGCGTGGACAGGTGCCCGCGGCCGGTGAAGTGCTTGGCCACCGCGGTGATCGCGGACATGCCATCGGTGAAAGCGGCGCCGGCGTCGGTGGCGCCGGCCACCAGGTAGTTCAGGCAGTCCAGGTCTGTCTTGGTCCGGTAGTCGTCCCGGGCGGTGGCCAGCAGGTCCGCGATGACTTCCGCCGAACCCAGGTCCACGAACTCGCGGGCCACGTCCACGCCGCCGGCCCACCGTTTCGCGGTGGCAGTGCCGGCGATGGCCTTGGGAACGGACGTCGGGATGGCCACCTTGTCGCCGGCCCACTGGGCCACCGTCATCCCCGGGGACCACACAAACCCGTTGATGGTGAGGCCAGTCAACGGCTTGGGGCCGCTGATGGCGTCTACGTGCAGCCGCGGCTGCGGGTCGTCGGTCCACAGGTTTCCGACCCACATGGGCTGTAGCACGATGCCGGCGGACCCCGGGGCGGTGGTGACGTCGGACAGGGCCGCGTTCAGCTCGCTGGCGCTGATCTGCCCTCGAGCGCGGGCCGCGATGACCTGGGCCGCTTCCAGAACGGTGGTGACCCCGCGAGCGTGGCCGGTGGTGGGGATGGGGCGGGCCGCGGCCGCAGCTGGGCCGGATGCCGCGGTGGCGGTGGTGGTCATGTCGGGGTCCTGTTCTGTGGTGGTGGTTTCGTCGTCGTCGTCGTCGTCGGTGTCGTCGTCGGGGTCCCCGCCGTCCGGGTCTGGTTCGGGGGGCAGCGGCTGGGGCGGGGTCACGATGGGGTCCACGTCGGGGGCGGCCGCGGCCACCCGGGCGATACGGGCCGCCTGGTAGGCGGGCACCGGCACCTGGGCGACAGCGGTCAGGTCCGCCGCGGTCACCGTCTGCCCGTCCAGCTCCAGGTCGTCCAGCTCGACACTGAACGCATCCCGCAGACCTTCTGTCGCTTCCAGCAGGGCCTGGTCCCCGTCCGGGGTGGCGCCGATCCGGAACGTCATGACCAGCCCGTCCGCGCTGTCCTGGGCGGCGGCCGCGTACCCCACCGGCCGGGAACGGTCATGGTCGCGGAACAGCTTGACGTGGCGCAGGTTCTCGGGGACCCGCAGGGCCCCGGCGCGGACGGTGAGCCGGCCCGCGGACGTGTTCCCGGGTTGGCCGTACGGGACCACCACCCCGGTCATGGTGCGGGCGGTGGTGTCAGCGGCGAGCACGCTGGCGGCGGTGGTCATGGTGACGCGCATGGTTTCTCCTGATCAGTCCGCCACCGGGGGACCGGTGGGGTTGCCCACTAGGGCCTGGAAGTCGCCGGCCTGGAATGCGACCCGCTGCCCGCGGGGGACCACGTCGTCCAGGGACAGGCGGGAGGTGACGGCGGCCATGTACGCGGCCAGCCCGTAGTCCACCGCCTGCTGGTTGCGGCCCTGGGTCGTCTCGTAGGTCAGAGACGCGCCGGCGGTGGTGGCGTCAACCAGGGCCGCGGGCAGGGACGCAATGCGGGCCATGTCCACCGCGCTCGCGTTCCGGCCGTCTATCAGCAGCTGCTGCGCGTCCACCGGGTGGACCCGCGCTTCCACCGCCGCGTTGGTGTACAGCACGCCACTGTTCGATGCGAGCGCTTCCCGGGCCCGGCGGATCAGCTCCGCAATCTCGCTGTCGGTGAGCACGTCCGCGGTGGTCTGGTGCAGCTCCAGCTTGAACGGGGTCCGGGCCGCGTCGGACGCTTGCGCGGACAGGGCGGCCGCGGTGCGGATGGCCACCTGGGAGGTGACCAGGATTCCCTCGCCGAACCCGGGGATGAACACCAGCCCGTCCTGGTCCACCGGGGCCTCATCGATCAGGAACGCCTGCCCGTCGTCGGTGAGGGTCCACCGGTAGTACGGCACCCGGGTCAGGGACAGAAACTCACGGCCGGCCGCGTCCCGTTCCCCCCGCCACAGGGACCCCTCATAGAACAACAGATCATCGATGGTCCAGCACATCCGGTGGAACGGGCTGGACGTGCCGTCGGTCCGCAGCGTCCACCCCGGCTGCGGGTCCACCAGCTGGTCCCCGCGTAGCGCGTTCAGCGGCATCCGGCCGATGGTCGAGCACAGCAGGTCCCGGGCCCGTTTCAGTGCGGGGATGCCCAGCGCGCGCTGCCGGTCCACCCACCCGAAGTCAGCGACCACGTCCGGGCCGAACACGTCGGACCACCACAGCTGCGCCAGCTGGGACCCGTCACCCCACGACGGTGGCGCGGCCACCCCGGTCTGGTGCCGGTAGTCCGGTGGCGGGTCGTAGTCCCCGTCGTAGCCCAGCCACCGGGTGGTGGCCTCCCACCAGCCCATCAGCCGGCGCTCGCGTTCATCCGGGCCGTGGCCCGGCGCGCGGCGACATAGGCGGGGGTGGACTTGCGGGGCCGGTACTGGGCCTCATGCGCGACCTGGTCCGCGCGGGCCGCGGCCCGGGTCGGGGCGAGCGCGCGGAACCCACACGGGCAGACCACCACCACACCGGTGCACGACACGTCAGCGCGGGTCCGGTGGTCCACGGGTCAACAGTCCGGGCCGGGGGGGTGACATTCGCAAGGACCACGGCCACCAGCGGGCCCGTGTCGCGCGTTCAGCGCGTGTCCGTCTCCCAGTGACGGTTCGGGGGGTGCGGCCCGCAGCGGCCCGTCTAAGGGCCTTAGACCGGACTCGAACGAATGTTCGACTCGACGCTCAGCCGCCGGCGATGACGGGGCGGCCGGTCTGGGCGGGTGCGTGCAGGGCCCCCCAGCGGGCGGCCGCGAGCGCCACCAGCGCGTCGATGGGGCCGGCGGACCCGCGGCGGCTGAACGCCAGCCCCCCGTCACCCACGGGCCGGGTGGTGACCGCGCTGACCGCTTCGTCCAGGTCGGGGTCGGGGCGGACCCGTAGGACACCGGCGGTCAGGTCGTCCAGCAGCGCGCCGGCGGCGTTCGCGGTGTCCTGGTCCGTCATCAGCAGCAGGGCCGGCCGGCCCACGGTCAGCGGGTCCCCGGGCAGGTGGAACCCGCCAGACGTGGCCAGCGTGTCCGCGAGCACCCCGGTGGACCCGCGGGACCCGATCGCGACGGCGGCCCGCCACCGGGCCGCGAGATCGGCCAGGCGGGCGGGTGCCCAGTCCACCCCGGCCCGCCGTTCGATCACTTCCAGGTCCCCGCCCCGGGTGCCGGCCACCACCGTGGTGGCAGACCGGTCCGCGGCCACGTCGACCCCGAACGTGACCGGCGCGCCGGCGGGCATGTCGGTGACGGACTGGGCGGCCAGCCACAGGGTCGTGGGGATGGTGGCGGGGGCGGCCAGCCGGGTCCAGACGCCGGCATACTCCCGGATGAACGCCGCCTCCCCTTCCGCGAGCGCCATCCGCAGGGTCTGGTGGGAGGTGAGCCCGTACGCCAGGCCGGGGTGCCAGGACGACCACTGGTCCTGGTCGAGCGGGTCCACCGTCTCCGGGCATCCGTAGTCGAACAGGGCCACCCCATCCCCGGCCAGCCCGCGGCGCAGGTAGCCGGCGGCGTAGGTGGACGCGTCAGTGCCGGCGGTGAACACCACCCACAGCTGGTGCCGGGGCCGGGTGGTGAACGTGGGGGTGATGGTCCGGGTCAGCGCCTCCCCGGTGAGCGCGTCATGCTCCTGCGCCTCATCGTTCACGACCATGTCCAGGGCCGCGGACCGCAGCGCCCCGTCCCGGGCCGGGAAGGCCTGGAAGTAGGAACCCTGCCGCCGCCACACCACCGCCTCAGTGCCGCGGGACCGCCTGAGTTTCATCAGCCGCAGCAGCGCCGGCCGCCGCTCGAGCTCCAGAAACCAGTCCGCGTAACGGTCGGACGTGATGGTGCCCTTATGGGTGGAATAGCGCACCCGGAAGTCGGGGTACGCGCGGCCCCGGCCCAGCGCGACGTCGTAGGCGGCGGTCGTCTTGCCACACTGCCGGGGCAGCTGCACCGCGACGACGGGCCACCGGTACGTCAGGTCTGGGTTCAGCTCCCCGGCCACGTCGGCGATGAACCGCTGGTATGGCTTCCACGGCCGGCCCTGCGCGGCCGCGACCGCGGCCCCCAGCATGCCGTCACTCGGGCGGGCGGTCCTGGGGGTCCAGTGGCGGGGCGGTGCGAGCGCGTGCCAGCTCCTGTCCCAGCTCGCGGGCGATCTCATCGAACGGGTCCACCTCCCCCCGGGTCCCGAACGCGGCCCCGTAGACCAGCTGGAACGTCTGGGCCAGCTGGGTCAGGGGCACCCGGTCATAGGGCCGCGCGTCCGGGACCCGTAGCTGACGCTCGAGCTGGTCCAGCTGGTCCGCCAGCGATCGCAACAGGGCCACCGTGGCGGCCGGTACCCCGGGGGCCCCGGCCAGGTCCACGTCCAGGCCCTTCCGAACCCGGCCGTGGGTCAGCCGCGGGACGGGGGGTTCCCACAGGTGGGCGGTCACGCGGCGGCCAGGTGGTCCAGCAGCTGGACCCCGATGTGTTCCGTGTAGGCGGGGGGTATGACCTGGTTCAGCTGTTTCCGGGACATGGGCCAGTCCACCCCCATCAGCGCGGCCCCGGTGGCTTTGGGTGGGGTGTACCCCCCGCGGCGGATACGGGCCGCCTCACGGGACACGGACCCACCGCCGTAGTTCCCAGCGATGCGGCCGGCGGCCCGGTCAGCCGCACAGGAACAGCCGCCGGCCCCCCACAGGTGGACGTTCGATACGAACAGGCGGTGTCGTCTCAGGGTCACCAGCCGGCCGTCCACGTCCCGGGCCCGTAGTCCGAACTCAGACCCGCACAGGGTCATGGCCCCGGGCATGGGGGCCCCCGGTACGTTCTCGATGACGTAGGGGATGCCCAGCAGGTCTAGGGCCTGCCACACCGCCCCCAGCAGGTCCGGGTGGGTGGCGTGGTGGGTGTACCGGGTTTGGGAGTAGGTCTGACACGGCGGGGACGCATGGATGACGTCGAACGCGGACAGGTCCCAGTGGGCCAGCACTTCCAGCGCGTCCGCGCGGACAGCCTGCCACGGGTACCTGCGTAGGGCCAGGCGGTCCACGTCCACCCCGACGACGTCGAACCCGGCCCGGTCATACCCCGCGCTGCACCCGCCCGCCCCGCAGAACAGGTCCAGCAGACGCGGCCGCGTGCTCATGCGTCTGGCACGTCCACGTCGGTCATGTCGTCCAGGTTGGCGCGGGCGGTCTGGGTGGGGTCCCAGATCAGTACCCGGCAGTCGTCGTTCCGGCAGAACCGTTGCACGTCGTTGATCACCCAGTCACCGATGGCCAGGGGGAACCCGGGGTCACCACACCACGGGCACACCGGGCACAGGATGCGCGGCCGCGTGTCGCTCACAGTCCACCGTCCGGGGTCATGAGCCGGTCCAGGTCTGCCCACCGGACGTACCAGGTGGCCCCGTGTTTGACCCCGGGCAGGGTGCCCGCCCGGAGCTGGCGGCGGATGGTGACGGGGTGGTGGTGCAGAATCGCGGCCACCTCATCGACAGTCAGTAAAACGCGGGGGGTCACGGGCGGGTTTAGGGGTATTTCATCGGTCATGGTGGAACTTTAGCGCACACCGCGGATAGTTTCGGATGGTTGGGGGTACCTGGGGAGAAATAACCCGCGGGAGTTCCCTCCCT